GAGACGAGTGATAACCCGCGACATGATCCAAGCAGCCAAAGACAGAGGCTGGCATTTAACGCTAACCGCCGAGCATTACGGGATGCACCGATCCAGCATTTCCGCCGCCTGTGAGCGTTTCGGCATCTCGCTGCCAATGCACAAGTTCTCCCCGCAGGCTGTGTCGCGGCGCAGCCCTGAGTGGAAGGAAGCCGTTGACGCCTTGACGCTCCAGCCCAAGACCAGCCCGACCTGGTCGTGCAGCCCTCGGGCGATCGAACGTGCGCTTGAAAAGATCCAGAACGGAAAGCGATTGCAGGCCACAGAGTGACCAGCTAAAACTATCGCGAGGGGCGCATACGGAACCTGCGGTTTTGTATTGGTCGACGGTCAGACTGCGCTACGGCTCACCATCCACCATCCGCGCCCCTCGCGACTTCACACCGGCTGCGTCTCTGTGATCAGGATGCCTTCGATCGATGCAGACACGCCGTTGATCTGCTGTTTCGAGCAGATAGCCTTGGCTTCAACATCAGACTTCTCTGGCAGTGCGATCGGGAAATCAAACCAGAAGTCGATGAACTTGTTGTTCAGGTTCACGACCGCTGCGTTCTGGAATGGCAGGCCGAACAGCCGATACACCAGGCGACCTGTGATGTAGGCTGAACTGTCAGAGCCATGCGAGATCGTGCCGTGCGTGATGTAGAACGTGCGCCCAGCCGGAACAGTGTAGCGTGCGCTCTCGGTCCTGTTGTGGCCGTCAAAGATCCGCTCGTACACGGTCGCCGGCACGCCAGCCGTAACCGTGCCGACACCGATGTAGATGTTCTGCGCAGTCGGGTTGGCCAGCACATAGGCGTTTTGTATGCGCAGGTACGACAGCGTGGTGGTCACGGCTGTCTGGCCGGTGATCGTGATGATCTCATTGATCGGCATGTAGTTGGCATCCAGGCCGTTGATCATCACCTGGCATGTGGCTGTGGCATCGTCCGACGACACCAGCATCTGCGTGGCACTGGCCGGATATTGATACACGCCGCCGTGATACCAGATGGTTTCTTCCGACAGCTGCACATCCGGATTGTTGCCATAGACAAAGACAGGCGTGCCGTTGGAGACATGCCCCATCGATGCACGCAGGTTAAACGGCATCTCCTTGTGCAGCTGCCAGCTGTGGTGGGCTTCGAGATCAGTCATCTTTATTCCTCGCGCTGATCGCCGATGCTTTCTTCTTGGCGTCGGCCTTGCTGCTTGCGCCCCAGGCCATCAGAGACTTGAGCAACCTGGTCGGCTTGCCGTCCTTGTCACGCTCCGGCCCAGGCATGTTGCCCATACGCGCCAGGAACGAGGCGCGTCGTGGGTTGTCGCCAGACTTCACCGGCGCCTTGAGATCCGAGCCAGGGTTCTCACGCTCATAGGAGCGGCGCCCCTTTTCGTTCAGGCCGCCGCTCTCTGCCTTGCCTTCCGATCGCTGCCAGGCTGGAGACTTAGCCACCCTTCTTCTCCTTCTCCTTGAACGGCCCAGCCTTGCGGGTCATCAGGGAGTAGGTCTTGTCGTCGATCGTGCTGTCGTCCTTGTCACGAGACGTGCCGGCCTCCTTGCGTGCGTTCATGTTCGCGTACAGTCCAGGCTTCTTGTTCATCGCGTCACCCAATCAGTTTGCCAAGTGTCTTAGGTCCGGCCACACCGTCAGCCGTCAGTCCATTGCTTGCCTGCCACTTCTTCAGCGCAGCCTCAGTGCCAGGGCCGAAGTCTCCGTCAGCCGTCAAGCCCAAGGCAGCCTGCATCTTCTTGACCAGCTCACCCTTGGCGCCACGACGCAAGACCTGCGTGACAGCGTCGGTGATCTGCGAGTTTACCTCGTTGGTGTTGGCTGCACGCAAGGGGATCTTGCCTGTGAGGATGGCCATGGCTTTGTCGTACCGCGCTTGGCGGTCAGAAAGGCCGATGTTCCCCCCGTTAATCTTCTTCGTGAGTGCCGGAACGCTGCCCGTGTCGGCAATCGGGTTCAGGTTGTTGGTGTTCCAGAACCAAAGGGCCGAGGCCAGCGCACCCTCCTTGGTCTCGACCCACACGGCAGCCTCTTCAGCGGTCATGTCGTAGTCTTTGGCGAAACGGGTGTAGTTGTCCCGCCCGGTGAGCTGCTTCAGGCCACGCCCACGGAAGCGCCAGCCGTCACCTGGCTGCGTGTTGCCTAGTTTCGAGGAGCGAAACTCATCCATGTAGACGTAGTTCGCAATCTTCTCAGGGTTCCGAGCATACTCTGCAGCGTTGCGCTTGCCTGGACCGAAGTACCGGGGGAAGACCTTGTTCAGCGTTTCCTCACGGTAGTTCAGGTTCTCGGACATGGCATTGAAGTCCATGCTCTCATGGGCGCACTGAGAGACAAATCCAGCGATCCGCTCTGGTGTCGTGATGTCGTACTTAGGCAGCGCCTTGTTCAGCTCCTCGCACCAGGCATCCACTTCCTTGTTGGTCGGGATCATGGCACGCAGCTGGTCAACGGTCAGAAGGGTCATTCAGTTTCTCCTATTCGCACCAGGATTGTTTCGCATCGCCCTTGTATGGACGAGCCAGGCCGGCAGAGATCAGGCTTTGAGCTAGGCTCTGGTGGTCCAGGTAGACATCCCCCAGCACCCGGCCACCATACTTATCCCACTTCAAGATCTGCACATCGATCTCCGTGGCATTGGCGACCGCGTCTTTTGTAAACGCGCTGGCCTTCTTTGCCAGGGCAGCCTCGGCATCGCATTGAGCGCGAGGTGCTTTCTCCGGTGTGTCAATGCCGATCACACGGATGGACAGCTTCGGCGGCAGAGGCTTTGGCAGGAAGTCCACCGCGATCTCAACCGTGTCGCCATCGATCACTCTTGTGATCTCATACTGGTCAGCCAGCGCAGGGCTGGCCGACAGGAGGAGGATGCCAAGCCACTTCACTTCTTTGGCTTCTTCTTCGTGATGGCGCCAAGCACAGCTTCTTGAGCCATGTCCTTGCCCATGCCACCGAGCAGGTCACCGACGTTGCCAGTGGCTGCAACCTTGATTGCGTTCTCCACCGGGTCAGGCAGGTTGACCTTGTCCAGCACTGCGTCCACGACCTTCTCCTTAGCCTTGCGGCCAATCATCATTCCGATCATGCGTCCAATCATTCGGTGTACTCCTGTGTCGGCGGCTCATCGTTGCCACCCTTGTTGCGGTTGTTGCCCGCTGCCATCACACCGCCGAGAGCGCCAACGATGAACGAGGCGATGGGGGTCAGCAGTTCAAAGAACTTGCGGTCGTTCTCGCTCGACTCGCCCATGGGCTGGGTCACGAAGACGAGGCTGTAGAGGATGGTGAAGATGGTGCCAGCCAAGATCACCACCAAGGCGCAGCCGATGAAGTACCGCAGCTTGGCTTCCATAATCTCTGGATCGTTCTTGCTCATTCCGAAGCTCCTGTCAGATCGCTCGCGCAGTTTTTAGTGCGGAGGCAGATTGGGGGTTGGCACTCCAAGGACGACCAGTTGGCCGGGTCTTGGCAGGGATAGCGGTAGAACCCGTCACCAGACAGGTAGAAGACCGCTGCAATGGCGGCGGCGAAGCCTAGCCAAACGAAGTTCTCAAGTTTCATCATCGCATTGGGTTCCTCACTAGGTCGTCCATAGCTTTCCACAGGTCTTCAATCTCGGCGTCGTATTTCTCCAGCTTGCCAGCGAGGCCGCTGGTGACGCTGTCCGACTTCTCGACCTTAGTGCGAAGGTCCATCAGCTCTTTCTGTTGCTCAAGGATGCTCGCCATTTGCGTCGAGATTGCCGACAATTTTGGTGCAAGCCCGCGCACGTCGTTGTCTTGGATCGCCTGCTCCAGAGTTTGCACCCGGCTCTCGACACCCAAGACGCCATCCACGCTCTCCTCAACAGCCCAGAAACGGTTGACGGTATCGTAGCCCACATAGATCGTGCCGCTCAAGCCTGACAGCACGGGCAGGGCGGCGGCAAGCCACCAGCCCTTTACGTCAAAGCCAGCGATCCGCAGGCCGTTGGTTTCAGCTTCCTCGCTCACGAGCCATACCCGGCAGCGTAGACATCCTCGACCGACACAGTGTTAGCCTGTAGCAGCCCTTGCAGGCCGATGCCGAAGGCGTTGGCGGCGGAGATGTTCATGATGTCAGCCGTGGCGCTGTAGGCCACAGTCGCGCCGTACAGGCTGGTGCCGCTGTTGGCAGCGTAGGCGTCCACCGTCCCGGTCATGGTCGTGTTGCGGGATGCAGCCAAGAAGGCACCAGCATCGCGGGCATAAGACTGCACAGCGCCGAGAGCGTTGTTGTAGTTGCTCACGTCGGCAGCCGTGATGGTCATGTCGTTGTTGCTCAGCACAGCCTGCACAACCATCTGCTCCTGCACGGTGTCTGCGTTTGCGGCCATGTTGGCGACGGCTTGAACCTCCATCAGAACCGCAGTCGCGGCAACGAGGTTATCGACAGCCGAATCGAGATTGACCATTGTTGCGGCGTATTGATCCTGAAACAAAAGCTCGGCGTTGTAGTATGTCGCGTCGATCACCCCCTGTACGTCAGAGTTGTAGTCGAGCCGCATCTGTTCGGTGACGCTGGCAGTCTGCATGACGCCCGGTGCGAGGATGTCGCCGTTGCTTGCGCTGTAGATCGCACCAGCCGTCAGGCTCTGCGAGGCTGTAAGCTGGTCAAGGATTGCTTGGGCTGACCCCTGAAGGTTGGTCATCGTCGGCTCTGCGTGTGCGGCGGAAACGCTCAGACAGAGTAGGGCCACTGTTTTCTTGAGGTAGGACATCGGGCAATTCCTCTCCAATGCGAAGGAAGGTGTCCCAGAAGGACCGATCTTGCGCGTATCCTACCACATAGGTGTGCGGGTTGTCACGCATAGCCAAGTACCCTTCACGCCCTACCAACAGCTTGCCCGTCTCAATCGAGTAGATCGGGCAGGGCGTCGATGCTAGAGCCATAGCCTTGTAGATCGACGGGCTTTCGCACATGACCGAGATGCCGCTGACTTGCAGGCCGAGACCGCCGCTTTCTTGTGGGGTGCCTAAGAGGCGGGCGTCCTTGCGGCGGTTGCATTCCGGGTCTTGCTCCATCTTGCCCTCGGCTCTGCCAAAGATGCTGACTTGGAACGCCTGCTGGTAGGGGATGAGACAGCTATCGTTACCACCGCCACCCATGACTGTCGGTGCGGCGGCTGTCGGCACAGGCGTAGAGAACGGTGAGGAGCCTGCGCCGTTGTAGTTCTTCGTCTCGCTGGTGGAGACGTTGTTGCTGTCGATGGTCGAGTTGGTGTTGCCGGAGTTAGTGTTCAGGTCGCCCGTGACTTGGGCGCTAGCCGTGGCTGTCAGTAGACAGAGCAGAGCGCACCCATAACGTCCCGCGTTTCGCCAGAGCATAGCAGCTCGTTGGCCGCGTCGCCGTGCGCCATGTAGTAGAGCGTTTCCGCGTTCTGTCTGATCTCGCACTGGCGGTCACCTTTCGGGCAGGCCGTCGTGTAGGCCACGGACGATACAGTAACAGGGCCGCAGCCAGCGACCAAGAGGACGAGTAGCAGCCTCATTTGCTCATCCCCTGCAAGATGCGGTCGATCTTGGTGTCGAGGCTGTCGATCCGCGCCAGCACCCGGTTGATGTCGGCATGCATGTCGGCCCGCGTGGCGTAGTCCTCGCGGGTGCGGTTCAGCAGGATTTGCAGCCGCTTCACCTCGTCCACATGGCTCTTGAGTATCCAGCCGAAGATGCCGAGGATGGCGGTCAGGCCGAAGTTTATAATCATCTCCGTGGTCATCAGATCACCTCAAGCGGAAGAACGGCGGCAGCACCGACCGACGTGGCCACAAAGTCCCAGAAGTCCATCGTGCCAGTGCCGCTTACTTTGTCCCAGACTTCTTTGCCCGCAGCAACCATGGCCGTGAACACGAAAGCCGCCCACGGAGCCGTGCCGTAAGCCACGCAGAAGCAAGCGATGGCCATGCCAGCCCAGAAGTGCGCCTGCTTATCCAGCGCGAACATCAGTCGGCCTCTGCGGGCAAAGGTTCGTTGCCCTCGGCCAGCCACTCCAGATACTTCTGGTAGTCCGTGTTGGCTGGGTCCATCGGGATGAAGGCGTTGTCAGACAGGCGCTTGACGCACTGAGCTTCTTGGCCTTCAAACATGGGTTTGACTTGTTGGTACATGATTACAACTCCGCATTAGCAGAAAGAAAGCCGTTTGGAAAGTTTGAGGGGAAGGCCAAAATCATATTTGGACTTGTCATCCCTCCACCAGCTACGGCCAAAGTAATCAAAGTTCCCGGATTTCCGGGATATGAAGCCGTAATTGACGTTACAGTTCTTGTAGCCACAGTTGACTCTGTAATTTGTTGTGAGCCAGTGCCTACTAGTGCAATTGTTGGCGTTGCTCGTTTTGCCACAGAAAAATTAAAAGTCATGTCGCAGGAAGTTGCCGCTGTAGCCCTGCCAACTCCGGATTGCCCAAACAATTCATAATACCGCTGGCACCGCGCCAACTCAGGCCCCAATTCGGGCTGCTTGTAGAGGTCCGTCGCCGCCGTGGTGTGAGTGCCAACCTTGATGTGGACGCCCCACAGGTCAACCCCGATGGTCTGGAGGCCGAGGCTGTCGGATCGGGCGTTGAAGTCAGAGCCTGCGCTGGTCCAGAATGTCAAGCGCAAGTAATCGTTATTGTCTGTTCCAAGCGTTTTCCCGGCAATGGACGGGACAGCAATCGTGACAGCAAACGGGGCATACGATGAAGTGAGAGTTACTGTCTGCGGAGTGGCAAAGACAGTAGATGATGGGGAGCCACCGCTGCCGAAAACCTGCAAAAGTTCGACTGCCATGTTTCCAGAGCCAGACGACCTACGCGCCCATCCAAGAATGGTGATGGTCTGACCAGCGTAAGAGCGAGCCCCTTCAATGTTTTGATAAAAACTAGCAACATGTGAAGCTAGTGTTTGCCCACTTACCGTCTGGCGCAGGAAGTATGTGGGGTTGTTGTTGCCCAGCGTGTCGCCCAAGGTGAAAGCCTGCCGAGACATAGTAACTGTTCCGGCATTTTGACTGTTAGCCCACCGATCCGCCGCCACATACCCATTGGCCGTGCTACTCGTCCCCCGCTGCCAGAAGTCGAAGGCCCCGTTGATGATGCGGTTCTCAGGGTCAAGAACACCGGGGCGCAGAGGCACAGTGTTGATCGTAGCCGTGTTGCCACCAGAGGCGTCGAGGATCGCGTTTGTGCGGAGT